ATCCTTGATCGCCGTGTGATTGTACCACGAATTTTGCCATTGCATCCTTGATCGCCGTGTGATTGTACCACTCGCATCCTTCCGAAACGGATTTGAAAGAATCATCACCGTAGGTGGCTAACGCGACGTCAAAATCGAATCCGAGAGCAATATCCAACAATTTGTCGAATTCCATCTCTTCATCGAATTTGGGATGCAAAATGATGTAAGCGTACCTCATATACAACTCATTCACGATACTGTTGATGATGACTGTCCATGCATGTCCTGATGGGTTTTTCCCACACAATTGCATCAACGTGCCGCAAAAATTGACCATGTAATACATAAGGTCATACGACATACATTTGAAGTATTTCTTGTGCTGCTCTGTCGCTCCTGATTTATCCATAAAAGCCAGCACAACTCGAAACGCTTCTTTCATACACTTGGTCATGAACGATGAGTCAAAACCAGTGAAATCGATGGCCACCCATTTGGAGAAACCCTTGCGCTTGAGGCGAGCAAGAAGTTCACTCCATTGAGCCGTCTGCGCTTCAAGACCAACACACAAGTTGAAAATATCTGGGTTCAGCTGCATAATGCGCGTCATAGCCATCGTCAACTGACGCATGACAGTTGTAAACCCAAATTGGCCTCCATTAATACCGCGCGTATTCTCATCTATCACCTTTTGAATAGGGCGCATTTCGTCCTTTTTCGCATATTGAAAGATGGTGCAACTGGTGTTGTTATTGGCATATGACTCCAGAATGTGTTCTATATCTGACATGATCTCATCCGTAACACGCACGCGATGTTCGTCATCTTCTGTGGGATCTGGGATCAAAAAGGCTTTCTTTGAAGTGCAGTACGGCCACCCTGCGCTCGATGAGAAATTCATCCGATCAACAAACCTCAAACCAGCTACCCCGTTAAGAGCACTGTTGACGTCGTAAATCATCATTTCTTCACGAGCAAATGGCAGCGCAGGTTCCCACGATTTCAGCATGGCTTCGCCAGCTGCACGCAGAATGACCTCGTTGATTTGAACGTTATTGGTGGTTAGCTTTTTCAAATTTCTCTGATCAGCTTTCCAACCGCTCATGACCGCTGGTAACATTTGTGGGTCAATACCTTGAGCGACCAAGTCGTCGTAGAAC